CTCGGATAGTATAACAGAGATTGCCTCAGCGGTCAATGTACTGCTTGAGGGACTCAATGGTTTTGTTCATACTACTGAATAATATTTGCATATCAGTCTCTGGTGGGAAACCCATCAGTGCTACTGACTTACGAAGATTCTCTTTCATCTCAACCGCTTCTGGGTCATCTGAAAGAGACAAACGTGTATACATTACACGTTGCTTTTCAAGGAGCACTTGTAGTTTTTCAATGTGTTCCAGTTTGGTTTCACGGTCCATCATACCAAAAGTGAGAATACTTCCGTAAATCTCCTCTTGTAACTTATTGATTTCTTTCAGTTCTTCTTGAATAATGTCGGAGTCAAAAAAGTTACTCATCTATGATTTCCCTTAAAATCTTTTTATATTGAAACACATCAATATTTAGAAATGGATTATATTTTTTAATTTTCAAACTGACGGTTTCCCACACTGGGTCCAGAAGTTTTTTATCAAAATCTTTTGAAAATGAGAAAATTTTGTCGTAAATTACGAAGGTTTCTAATGATAATTTCCCGCTTAGAAACCTTTTGAGGACTGGTGGATGACCTTTGGAACAGTTCAACGCATCCTCTAATTTGGTCTCCGAGAACAATTCGTTGCTTTGCTCTTTGAACAAGTAAGTCAAACTCTGTTGTCTCCGCATCCAATCTGCGTAAGTTCTTTCTCCAGAATTGATAATTTCGCCAATCCATAGGTTCTGTGGGTTGTCTGCTTCTACAAAGTTTGATACAAAAAAGTCTACTATTTCTTTGTCAGAATACTTCCTAGAAGATTTCTCAAAGAAATATTTGTCCTTACGTTTATTAAACGAAGTTAGTGATGCTCTTGTTTTTTGATGATACCTAAAATAATCATACTTGGGATTGGTGAAGTGATTCTTCAATCCCAAGTATTGAGTATAACATTCAAAGGGTGACATTACAAAGGCAAACGTGCGCGAGAAGTTTTCTTCATAAAGTTAAGACGAGTTGCGTCCCACTTTAATCTCTCTTTCAAAGGTTTTGAAATGAGTTTCACCACCGATTCTACCTCAAGACTATTGGATTCGCAATAGTGGCAGATGGCATCAATGTAGTTCAGATTTTCTTCTGCTACGATTTTTTCAATCTCAAGAGCAAATTTAGACGGCGTTAAAAACTTACTTTCTATTGCCTGTTCTAGTTCTTTATTTGGTTCCATAGAGTTCCAATTTATCTCCAACAAACTTTCTAATGTATTTGCCGAGGAGTTTGATGTATTTTGATTTGTCATATTCTTCATAGACGACGCATTCTCCATTTTCACAAGCCATAATGATTACAAGTTTTTTAACTGAAATACCAGTTAGTTCGTATAGCATACAACCGTATGCCATACACTGAACAAAATAATGCTCAATCCACTCACGTGGTTTAGGTTTTTTAGATGTTTTAAAGTCGATTATTGATAACTCGCCGTTATATTCAGCAATACAATCAACTGTCCCAGCAATACCCAGTTGCTTACTATATAGGGACCCTTCGAGGGCGTGAATATTATTTATACGATTGAGTTCCGTTTTCGCAATCTTAAAAAGAAAATCCGCCATCGGCGCAACAGTCGGCAAGTCCTTATTGTCAAGATAATTCTCCACAAGAGAATGCATGTCTGTGCCGCGAGAAGTAGCCGCTTTAGTAATCTTTTGCGCCTCATCCTCACCAACCTTTTTGCGCCAGTTATTGAAGATTTCACGATTAAAATGACTTGTAACGGACGTAATTGATACAAGTTTCAGAAGTTGGTCTTCATCTGGAACTTTATAATATCGAACACCATCAATAGTCTCCCTCTCAAGTTGAGGGAGATCCAACTCAATATGCTTAAACATTAAAAACCTGATTCCATTTTTGCAATAATGTATTCTTTGACAAATCCAGAACGAACAATGTCCTCGACCCCAAATTCGATGATGTCAATAGATGGCATTGACCTTAAAATTTTCATAAAATCTATAATGCCATTTCTTTCATTTGTTTTTTGTAGATCTGACTGGGTTGCATCTCCACAAAAACAAATTTTAGTATTTTCACCAACACGTGTAATTATACTATCTAATTCATGAAAATTCAAGTTTTGGAATTCATCTACAATAACAATTGAGTTATCAAGAGTAGTTCCACGAAGGAAAGAAGTGCTCCAAAACTTAATAGTTTCTTGTGCCTTGAGATTTCCGTAGAGCATCTCAAAGTCAGCATCAGATGGCATCTGGAACATATACTTCACCATATTCTTATAAGGAATCTGGTAAATGTCTGCCTTATCATCGTGACTTCCAGGAAGAAATCCAATTTCTCTAGTTGCAACTAAAGAACGAACAATATAAACCTTCTCATATGGAGTTCTTTCATCAAGAACATCACACAATGCATTATAAAGAGTGATAAATGTTTTACCAGTTCCAGCACAACCATATGCTACAAGATGTTTTCCTTGTTCATATGAGTCAAACAACCTTTTTTGATTATCAGTTAAAGGCTCAATATCAACGAGAAAGTCATTATTAATTGGTTTTTTTCTTCTCAACTGCTTAGCAGTCATACCAATACCAATTGGTGAATCGTTCTTTCTTTTTCTAGTTGCCATTAGATTTTCTTTACAGTAGAACCAGGTGCTTTAGAAGCTTTATGTAACACATCATTCCATCCAGGATTACGGCTGATGAGTTTATCTTTCCACTCACCAACCTCTCCTGGAGTTGCACAACCCTCAGACCAATCCCTTTTCCACTCAGGATTGTCCTTATACCACTGAGTAATATCATGAACACTCATTTCTACTACTCTTTTTTCTCCTGTATCAACATGAATAATGGGATAGATTGCCATAAAGTTATCAAATCAAGATATTTTATTTAGACCCACTCAAGGGCTTCTGAAACTGAAGGAAATTGTTCGGTAAATACCTGCTTACAAGCATTCGCAATATCCATATGTTCTTTTTGAGTTCCGTGAGCAGAACGGAGATTAATGTAATGAATCCAACTACGGCAAGATCCCGTCATATAAATGCGTGTAGGAGTCGCCAAGGGGAGTACAAAGCGAGCACACTCTTTTGCAATGCCATCATCAAGCATTTTTTGATAAAGATCCATTGCGTGTTTAAAGTGATCCTGCATCAAAATTTGATACTTCTGAATAATATAAGGATCAATGTCATCAATGGAATTCTGACGATTCTTTGTATCTTGTCTGCGGAGATCAGGCAGAGGAATATCTCCTAGAAGAGAACTATCGGCATATCGTTGCGAAAATTCTTGAAATGTGAAGGACCTATGACGAAGCACTTGAGCCGCGATACCACGAGTTGTCTCAATCTCAAGCGTCATAGAAGACTGCTCAAACACAGACCAATGATTATGCTTAATGCAATAAGCAAGCAACTTGGCATAGTTTTCGTTGTCTTGATTCGCAGGATTGCTAACTCGTGCAATAAATGCCATTGTTTTTTCTGCATCAGGAGTTACACTAATAAGTTTTACAGTCATTTTTTTCCAAATCCTTTTGATGTATATGATTCAATTTCTCTCAACTGCTCTTTTAACTCACGAAGTTGAGACTTTAGTTCTTTAATTTCTTCACCAGAATATAGGTGATCTTGCTTGATTAATCTCTCAAGCAATTTAATTAGTTCTTTTCCTCTAGACATTATCAATCAGCGTATCCATCGTCATCATCATACAATTCATCATAATCTGCGATGGGGGGAATATTTTTCTTAGGGGGAGTGTAAGCAGAAACATCAGAGTATATTTCTGCTTTAAGAGAGTCTACAAGTAATTCTAAGTTTCTTACAATCAGTTTCAGTTTATCCTTGTCCATTGGATTCATTGTAAAAATCAGTTAACCACTCTTTCATTATTTCTTTCATACCCTCAACTTCATTCGAGGGGAAATACATTTCTCTACCCTCAATTAAGAACTGAGAGAGTTTTAATTTGATCCCCTCAAAAAATATGTCTGCATACTTATCTAAAAGTTCTGGAGTCATTTTTCCTCTATTAAGTAGTCTAATTCTACACAAAAAAAGAAGGGGAGTCAACCCCTTCTATTATATAT